CAGAAGCTAATCTTTTGTGTTCAGGCTTACTTAAAGAGTCTCCCCCTCTGACCTTTTTAGCAGATTTCCTATGAGATGGATGGTCCAAAATAGCCCTGAGGCCTGCATCTTCTTCAATCGATTCCCCCATCTTTTTCCTTTTGTTTCGGGGACTTTCTCCCGGTTGCCGTGAAATGCTCTGCTTGAAGGCGTTTCTTATTCGCTTATCAACAATCTTCTTGTCGGCTGGAGACAGAGCATCATACTCTTCCTCGCTGCGTGGCGACTGCACTTCTCCGCGTTCCTGGGCGTTGGTGCCTTCTTCAACCGACTCCCCCCATCGCTTATTTCCTGTCAGCGTGTCATATCGAAAACTCTTGGAGAGTTCTTCGGGGGATGTGTTATATTTGATAGTACGAGTGCTTCCTCGTTGATTAGATTTCCGAAGAGGCTTGTTAGGCTTAGTGCCGCTTGCGGCGTGTAATCTATTCACCATTGCAGTATGGGCGGCCTTTCGTTTGGCTTCCTTGGCGGCCGCCACGTTCTTTTCACCTTGCTTTATGGTTGCGCCAATTAGTCGATTTCCCTCATCTGTCTGTTGCACATCAACATCATCAGATTGCTGTTCATCTGATTTAGGCTCAACCTGGGCCTGAGAAATTCTCTCATTTCGAGCAGCTATTCTAGCCACAGCAGCACGATAACCTTTTGTTCTTCCATCAACTGATACTGCTTCTTCTATAGATTCACCAAAATTCTTCCATGCAGTTGCATAAAGAACTCGTTCCCAATTCTCACCATATCTCTCTTTAAAATCAGCCTTGTTCTTTCTAATAAATCTCTCAGCCTTATCGCCAGGAGGCGCTTCTTCTGGAATGAAAGAATTATTAAGTGCCAGGCTTTGTTTATATGCAGCCTGCCATTTTCGTCCAGCATCAGTTTTGGGGGGAACTTGTGTAAGTATTCTATGAATATCATCTGGAAACTCACGATTTCTCTTTTTCCTTTTTGCTATATATTCTGGTGATGAGTGGTGCTTTGGATTCTTTTTATTAGCCAAAACAGTTCGTTTTTTAGCAGCATCTATAGTAGCCTGGATAACACGATTTCCTTCGTCTGTCGGCTCTCCGGGTGTCATATTTTTATATGCATTAACACTTGCATCAGTTCCCCACTCTAAAGGAGCCTTTTTAGTTTCAGTTTGATCTGAAGGCCTTGCGCCTGCGCGTGCTGAAGAGGGTCCTGTATTCCATTTAATAACATTTCCATCCATAGCGGCATCTTTATATTTCTTAGGATTCCAAGCCTTTAAAGATTTAACTATATCTAATCCTACAGGCGCATTGTTAACATTAAGCCCATTTTCCCACCAAAAATCTTGACCATGCTTATGGCCTCTAGAACCTAAATAACTTATTAATTCTGCTACTCTAATATCACCCTGCTCCCCATTAGGAATTCCCTGATATATAGTGGACGCCTCTACTACAGGATTTATCTTAACCTTCTCAGGAGTCCTTAATCCAATGACCTTATTTTTCTTAGCTTCCTCAACTTCAACAGATTGTCCAGGTGTCATTTCCTGATAAATTTTTGCGGCCTTGCCTAATTCAGGAACAGTTTCTTCATCCTCATCACCAAGAACTGCCCTTTTATATCGATCTTGGTCTGTAATACCAATGCGATCTTTTTTGGCCAGGATGTCTCTTGTGGCGTTAATTAATTCCTGATCTAAATCTTTAATTCCGGACATTATTATCTCCTGATAAAATCATACTTACTATTTAGGGTAATTTCGCCTTCAAACAATATTATTCATCCTCAATATATTCTTCAAATAAATCATCTAACATTACAGTTTCATTCCATAAATCTGCATCACAATGCCTTCTAGATGTACCATTGGAAATAAAAGAATTGACTCTAGAATATGCCCATTGGCTCTGAGTTGACTCGGTTTCGTTTTGAGTCCAATCATACAATCCCCTCACATACACCTCAACCAAAATATCATAGGGAATATTATTCTGGTTAGATTTGTCCCTCAAATTCTCGGATATCTTGATGAGAGAATTGCGATCTATAACATCACTACTAGTATCACCTTCTCTAATATCACCATCAAATTGATGTAGATCACCTTCATATCGATCTATATATTCCTGTAGATGTTGTCTAGGAGCATCTGATTGTAATTGGAGGTGGAGGATATCGTTAGACACCCAAGTGATATTGGCAACAGAAGTAATTTCCTCTATAAACTCCTGTGTTTTAGTGTTATCAGAGAATGATACTACATAATTATGTTTCATATCATTAGATTCTCCAAGATGGAATTGTTTGTATAACAATAATGATATTCTCTTATAAAGAATATCATCATGCAGCAAATATTCAAAAGCCCTGTCAAGCACATCATAAACTTTCGTTCTTAATTGGGGGTTACTCTGGCTTGCCTTCAAATCCCCAAAAGCTCTTTTTGTCATTGGGATATCACCATAACTATCAACAAGACCAAACCTAAGCAATCTCATAAATCGAGGACCACCAATCGCACCACTCATTAATCTCTTTTTCAGAACGGATGAAGTGTCCTTCGATGCCCCTTTAGTTTCCTTAGAAGCAGCTTTCTCTTCTTTAGCCTTTTTAGCTTTCTTCTTTTTGCTTCTACTTTTTAATGCTAATGCAGCAGAAATGGCCAAAGCTTTTTTCGTCTTAGATAGTTCATCTAAAAGCTCAATATCTTCCGATAAATTCATATTCTTTCGGATAGTATCATAGAGTTTTTTTGGATTTTTCAGAGGAGTGCCACTCTTGAACAGATTATAATTATCTTCCGCGGCCGCGGCTCGCATTTTAGATGCAGACATTCCAGTCACATCTTCCGCATCTGGATCGCGTTCGCCAGCAGAAACTACATCAATTTTTTGGAAACTATATTCTTTCCCATCATATTTGGCCAACAATCTTTTAAAATCCGCAACCCTATCTGAACCAACAACCATCGTCACTTCATCATACTTATTTTCAAGACTTTGCATAACCTGAATTACAGTTCGTAGACGGGCATTAGTGTTAACATTTCTTGAATGTTTAGGAAAGGACTGTTTAAGAAACTTAACCTTATCACGAAAAGAAAGAGGATCTTTTTTTACATTTTGAGTTTTAGATGCAAAAATAGCATAGTCAGCAGATCTACTGGTTGCTTCCTTAGCAACCCGATCCATAACTACGCCATGTCCTGTGGTGGGGGGATTAAATCTTCCCCATGCAAATACTACTTTATTTCCCATAGCAGGTTTCCCTTAGCCTAACTGCTGTGTTATGTTTTATTATCCTTGCCCGGGCGTTTTCTTCTTTATATTAGCAAGACTGTTCTTGTTAATCTCACCCTTCGCGGCAGATTTTAATCTACTAACCTCAGCTTTCTTAATATGTGGATACAATTTTTTAGCAATTCTAGCGATAACAGCAGACTTAGTTTTCAGTCTATCTTCAATTTGCCTTCGTTGACCAACACTCATATCAGAAGCAGACATTCCAGATGCAAACTTCTTAAACATTATAGCCCTTGCCTGCTTACGCGCACGAACCTTCAATTTCTTTGGTGGTGCCATTCGTCGTTTGGCTAACTCTCTCCCTCTACGAATCTTTGGCTTTAACCTTTTCATTATAATAGCCCGCTTTCTTCGCTGTGCAATAGAAAGAGCTTCCTCAATATTAGTTTCAGAATTATGCCAGTCGTTGAAGGATTTCATTTTCTGCTTGGAGTCTCCGTATCTGTGCCTGTTACAGAAATACCAACAGTAAAATCTTCTCTGATGTCTGAAAGGTCCACGCCGCTGGGCTGTTGATTACTAAGCACGAAATAAATCGGAGCCTTTACCCTAATAGCCTGCCCTGGCCAAGAATTACCTATAGGAAAATTACCTTTACATATACCATCCGTCGATACCGCGAACGAATAAGTATCAGTAGTCCTCACTTTGCCTTCACAAGTATCAGCATCAGAACAACCTATCAGCACCAAAAGCCAATTAGATGCGGAGCTGATACCAGCAAAAGGACCGAATAAGAGAGATGATGCAGAATTTAAATTATAATCTACACAAGTCATAAAAGAAGTAGTCCAAATTTTCATAATAGCCGTAGTACAATCTACATCAGGAGTACATTCAATTGCTGTTCCGCTACTATCTAAAATATAAAATTTAACAACCCCGGTAGAGATAAAATCTACATACAAATTAAAATAATATGTTTTTCCCATTCTAAGTCCCGTAGTAACAGAAGTTAATGTTGCGGAAGAAACATCAGAAAGAGAAGCTGGAGGTTGCGTAGTAAACCAAACAGAACTAGGGTTAGGATCTTCTCCGTTCCATGAACCATAAGAAACATTACTGATCATAAGGGCCATAATAGACACTATAGCATATTGAAGTATCTTTAACATTTTTTAATTACCAACTATCCAAAATAAAGTAGTTGCATCATCGTCCGGATCACCCGTCACTTGTAAAAAAACCCAGAATGAACCAACATTAAACCCATCATACACATGGCCAGCATAAAACTCCCTACACACCCCGGTTCCGGCCGGAACAAGACTTCCTCCCGTGATCGAAACATTATCGGTACAAGTAGAATCAGAACACACCCTCATGGCAGCGGTTGTAGTTTCATCAACTCCATGACTATTTAAATCTCCATCTGAACATATAACAGCCGATGGAGCTGAAATGAACAGGGGAGCAGAAGAACAATCTGTTCCAACGGTACAATCTTTCACCACAGGAGGAGAGGCTGAAGTATCTATTACTGTTGCATTGCTTGCGCCGGCTCTACCCTTTACGGCCCAATATAATGTCTGATTTCTCCTTAGATTATCATCAGTTTTAAGCCCTACGTCCCCAGCATTAGCCAGATCATTATTAGGCGCCTCTCTCATCCACTCATGAGCAGACTGTGCATCATCCGCAACTGCAACCCCAGACAACATCATCATAGCCACAGTCAACAGCCCTATCTTACGAAAAAATTTCCCCATCGTATATATCTCCTATAAAAAGTCTACTTCTATTTATCCCAATTCTTAATTGCAGTAAAGTTATTATAAGAGAATTCCAGACGATCCACCAGTTTAACTGCATTTCCTTTCATTCTATCCACAACCACATAACCCTCGTCGGGGGTCACCTTATATCCAGTCTTAGTTTTGATGAATGTTCTTGCCATTCTTCTTGCACCTGTATCTAATTTATTTAATATAAATGCCTTCGCATCCAATAAATGGCCTTGGAATTCAACAAGCTGTATGAGTGTTTCCTTAGACTGACGAATCACCCTAAGGTGTTCTTTCATTAAAGCTTCTTTTCGTTTTTTCGTTGCAGGCATCTTAGCCTTGTCTATTTGGTTAACTCTCCACCATTCCTCAAAGTATTTTGCATATCCTACTGCATGGGCCCGAGCATTCGTGACCTTCTCGCCTGCACGGACCTTGGCATTATTATATGTCTTAAATCCAGAACCAGACCAAGCCCCTCCGGTGGATCCTCCTAAAGCATCCTGCATATCCAAGAATCTCTTCAGACTTCTTGAATTAATTTTCTGAAAAACTGTCCCTGCGCGTGAAAGGTATCTTGTAATTTCGGTCGTTTCTGCTTTAGTGAAAAGCATTGTTCCAGAAACATCACGATAAGATGCATCCTCGTACCACACATTCCTAGATTTTTTGAAACCAGAAACACTTGCCCCAAAAGAAGCCTTCATATCTGCAAGTGTCTTACCTCCAGAATATGTAGTATGCCAAACCACACCCAACTTTGCAGCCTGAATTTTTTTTGCAGCAGGACTATTTACAGGAACAGCATACACAATTGTATTTGGTTGAAATGTGATATATTCTTCCCCACCAATTGTTGTTGTAGATAAATCATCCTGAGTGAACATCATATCTCCCTGTAGAACACCTGTAATTCCAATTGAAGGAAGATACTTCAATGCAACCTGAAGCTTATCTCGCAGCCCACCTTTATATCCATGTTCATCAAGATCTGCATTTGTTTTGACCAGTTTTGGATTGTTTGCGAACACCCCTTTCGTCCCCACAAAAAACTTTCCGTCTGTCGGGTCAATTCCTGCGAAGATTGCGGGTGCACCATCCCACTTGACAGAAATATCAACTTTACTTTTGGCTTCTCCTGCAAACATATCACGAAGAGATTGAATAAAGTTAATAGCAGCCCTTCCTCCAGGTACACCAAAGTTTATAATCTCATCCTCAATATGCTCAAGGTGTAGATTTTTTCCTGCTGTAGTTGCTTCTGTTAAAATGTGTTGTGTAAATGACTTCATTCTCTAATACCTATCTACATGATTACCAATTAATCTAGTCATAGCATGACCCTTCTCAATATAATTTCTATAATATGGCTTACCACTAACAGTTTCAGCCTTTACTCTGAGTTGTAATAAAATTGCATCTGAACCGCTCTTCCCTCGCTCACTAATAATGATCTTAGGTAAAGGGCCCTCTACCTTCTTTCCTCCAACATTCCAACCAGCCACCTTACTGCTAGAAGTTTCATAACTAACCATATAATTAGGATAAACAAAATTTGCATTCGGCTTACCATTAATTTGAGGGGTCCAAATATCTCTAAGCTTCTCAAAATCATAAGTCCGTGCCAAGGAAGGGCTTGTGGAGGTTTCAGCCATCAATTGAACAAGATGGACATATTCCTCATCTAGAGTAGCATATTTAATTATACCATTTGCCAAGTCACCAAAAAATGGAACAATATTACCATTAGGATTTCTCTTTGTCCCTATAGAATTTATATCCCTTCCCAATTTATCTGCTACTGATTTATATAAACCACAAACAGAGTCACTAATCCTTTTATTAGGCGGAACCTTTGGAGCAGTTGCTTTCCTATCAAAACTATTCTTATATCGAGATAATGTTGACCGGTCTAGTCCAAACAAATCTTGAAAAAACTCAGCATAACCAATCTTACCCCTCTTACCTTCCCATTCAACTCCACCCTTCTGCCCAAATTGCTGAACCGCGCCGGCCTTCAATGAAATTTTAATATCAACACCCCTTGATACCGATCCAGTCTCTATTAGTCTAGGCTCTCCCGCGTCATCGGTAATAAAAACCTCAACATCAATTTTAGTTCCTTCATCGCGGGTAACAGTCTGAGATCCTGCAAGTCCAACAGCCTTACACTCAATAAGATCATACATTTTATTTGTATAAATTAACTCGGCCCAATCCATAACTCGTTGAGAGTTTGCATATGCAATAGACGCCTTTGCAAAATTTTCTAATACAGATCGGGTCGTGAAATTAGTGCTAGCTGATAATAAATACTCCATATTAACCTTAGCTAAACCAATATATAACACCACATCATCTTTTAGTTTAATACCTTTATTAGGAGATTGTGTTATATATCGAACCTCCAAGCCCTTCCTCAATGGGCGGACATTAAATCCCGACATAGCAAGATTTTCTGGACACCCTTCAGAAGTTTGTTGAGCGCCCAGACCCTTATTCTTCAATTCCACAATCATATTCCAAACATCATCTAACACAACCTTACCCCGTTTTTTAATAAATCTACACGCAAGGGCACAAGCAAGCAAGCCTTCAGAAACATCACCTAAATTGGCACCACCAAAAGGCTTATGGATTATACCAAAAACAACATCAAATTCAGGATTCGCAGCACTTTTGCGATCCGGGGACGCCCGAGCTTTAAATGTAATATCTCGGGATCTGGTTAAATGTGTATTCAAAGCCCACTCATTAAATGCTTTACGGTTTCCAGTATTTGATTTAGGAAACGAAACATGAACCCAATAATCTCCATTAGTCTTTTTAAGTTGTCCCCCTACAGAATTACCAACCTTAAAGGTGCCTTGAGTAAAAAGTGCTTCAACCCCAGCCACCTTTGCCGCTGTCCTCGGGCCCGGAGGAGTTTCTCGTATTAATCCTGTCGATTGTCCTTGCATTTCAACCGACTCCTATTTCAAAAATGTCGCTGGGCCGTTCTTTCTTCGGTCCCCAGCATCAAAAGAATAATCACTACTGGGCATTCCTTTTTTTGGAATTTTAACAGCCCATGTAGTGTCATGAGGTACAGAAGACTTGCTGCCATATCCCTTTACGCGAAAACGAAGCTCTGGCGTCACATCAAATCTAGGAAGGGGAAGGTTTGCAGGATTCTTTTTCATATAAAAAGAACCAGCGCCCTGAACATGAATATAATATGTCCCTTTATCGGCATAATAATCCCATATCATGCGAGCAGGAACATGAGTCAAATATAGGTCTCCCCCTCGGCGCGCAGCAGCCACTCTTTGCTTTGCAGTAGCTGCCGTCTTCGTTCCAATTGCAACAGGGCCCCAGGTGTCCAATAAGTCATCATCATAGGTAAGTGTCTGTAAATACTTAGTTAGAGTCTCACTATTCTTTGTATCTGCATACCATTTATTGGTCTTGGTGTTCCAATGAACCTTTCCTTGAGCAAAGTCTTTCCCTGTAGTACCAATCTCTAGATTATGTTCTTTTCCTTGATGTAAGAAAACAACATCAGCCCTATTAGTCGAACCAGCAGTCTTCTTCGTATTGGCATACCCTAACCTATAAAGCCCACGCTGAATCTTGCCTTCATACTTAAAGGCTTTGGATGCATGGGCTTCTAAAAGATATTGTTCAAATGATTTCACTTCAATTCTCCTTATAAACAATTAATACTATTTATAAAGAATCATATTCCCCTATACCTTCTTCCGAATATACCACACGTTTTATATTGAAGGTTGCAATCGCCCTTTGACATCCAATACAAGGTTTAGAGATCCCCCAAGTGAAAGAACTATTTCTAGCACCTGTCCGTTTAATTCTACAAACATACAACGTAGACTTGGCTAACATCTTCTCATCTATGTGTCGAAGGGCGTTCTTAATCGCCGACACTTCCGCATGAAGATATATCGCATCTTCATTAGAGGCATATTTTTTTTGAAAGGGGTGTGACTTCTTTTGATTAGTGCCTACAGCAATAATTCTATTCCGATAAACAACAGCGGCCGCCAGGCGGGCCCGATTGCTCGTCTGACTCACATCAACATCCTCTGCCATCAAAGACAACAGATTTAATATCTTCACCGAAAGATTCATAATAAGAATGTGGGGAGAGGATACCGGCACCCTCTCCCCACGATTGTGGTGTAAGTAATATGGTAAGTCGCAATCTATTTTAGATTATATTCTTCACCATGAGGAAATGAAGAAGACTCCAACCAGAATTACACCACATTAACCATTCTTAGCCTTACCCACATTTCCACCAATGGTGTTAATCACTTTAAGAATCGTGTCGATGATCGCATTATCTGATTGATTTGGTGTTAATGTGGCAATCAAAGCTGCAACTCCTACAATCTGAGTGATGATAATTAATACCTGGCCCCAATTTGCAATAATCCATTCCATTTCAATTCTCCTTAATTCTCTATTATATAGAGTTACTATCTTCTATTTATAAAAGTTAATTTATTATCAACGAAGAAAAGTCCTTCTTTTTATGTGATTGTGTGGGGGAATCACTAATAAGATCTTCTTGGGCCGATTGCTCACAGTCAAATAGGCGCATTTTCATCCTATCAATACCCACAACAAATTTTCGGTCTTTAGTTATATCATTATATCTATTCTTTAATTGTTTCACCATAATCTGCCCCAATTCTTCAAGCTCATCGCTTGTAATTAATGCCAGAAACAAATCGGCTGTAGCAGGAAGCCCAAAGCTTTCTGCGGTATTCTCCATCCCCACATCTGAACTAGAAAACCCCTCTCGATTTAACTGTGTAGCAGATATGATGGGAACCGAACGTTCGACTGCAAATCCCCTCAACTCTTCCGCAATACTCTTAATGTAATTATATGAATTTAAATTTCCCCCAGGCTTAATTCTAACAGAGGTGCATAAATTAAGGTAATCAACAAATATTACGTCAGGAATAAAATTCTTTTTAAGGTTCAACTCATTTAACAGGTGCCTAAAATGTCCAACCCCAGCCTGGGCAGTAGGATATTCTTTAACGATCAGCTTACCATCGGTCATGTTGCGAACCTTTTCCACTTTCTTATTATATATCACCTTAGGTAAATCCTTAATATCATTCATTCCAACATTCAACAGATTAGCATCAATTCTATGTGATATCCACTCTTCAGCCATCTCCAAAGTAATATAAAGAACATTCTTACCTTGTGTAAGATAAGATGCTGCAAAATGACACATAGCTAAAGTTTTACCTGCGCCTGGACCAGCCATCAAAACATTCAAAGTCTTTTTATATATTCCACCATTCGTAATTTTATTAAAATATTCTAAATCAAATGGCAAATGCTCTTCATCATGATTATAGAAATCAAATCTATCATCAAAGTCTTCTAGATAATCATGCCCGACATGTGTATCAAATGAAACACTCAACGCACCCTTCATTAAGTCGGGTATAGATTCCTTAGGAGAAGTTTCATTATCTGAATCTAATATTTGAATAGCTTCCATTATGGCATTGTACATCGCCTTATCTTTACAAAATTGTTCAGTATTATCAACCAACCAATCCATATTTGGAAGATCTTCCTGGGATGAAATTACATCCAAACAATTCTGAATACTATCCATTTCCGTTTGACTTATCTTATGATTATTATCAATTTCAATTAAAAGCGCAGTTGCGCTGGGAAGAGAATTATACTTCAACAAGAAACTTGAAATTTCCTGAAAGACCAATCTTTCCGCTTTATCTAAAAAATACTCACCCTTTAGAAAGGGGATCACTTTTCGGGTAAAAGGTTCGTCGCGTAACAACCCCACCAGTATTGTCGTTTCCAGTCGATCCATCAATATCCTTTTCTTCCCCCTTTTGAACGAGGTCCTCATTAATAATTTCAGACAGTATATTCCCCAAAAGGGTTACAATGTTTGATGTCTCCTCCTCATCATATTCCTTATCATTTAAATGATCTGGAACACGAATTACATCATAATCAAACTTTAGAGTAAGGGTGCCATCAGCATTTACCTCCTTAGCAAAACCAACAGTACCATACTGATATATAACACCCTTATAATCACCCTTCAACAACTCAACACACCAATGGTCATTATCAGCATCCTCAGGGTGATCAACTAATCTATACCAATCATTATAACTCATCGCCGCCTTCCTCTATATCACTACCATATGCAAATTCTTTTTGACAAATAGCATCTAACTGATCTAATATATCCTTAGTAAAATATTTTTCAGGATCCTTATAAATGGCCTTCGCGAACACCTTTGTTCCGTCGGGCACTTCAATTCTTGTAGACACCTTTTTAAATATTCCATGATCGACCGCAAGGTCAATCAACCCATAATATCTATTTAGACCGGTATCATAACGAAGCAAAACATC